GGAAATAAAAGGAGCACCCGTAGGACCTCCAGTTAGTGGGCATACAGACTTCTCGTATGGCACGGCTTCAAGTTCTGTGTACGGGTCTTCTGTTTTCCACCTAGGGTATACCTCACCCCTAATTGGAACGCCCCAAGGGTATCCCATGGCATCTGCTTGGTCGTAGGTGCTTTCGTACGGGGTCAGGGACTCTGTTAGCCTAGCACAGTAAGCGTCAAATAAAGCCTGTGCTTCTGCTTCTGCTGAAGTTTCGTCGTAACTGGCACACCCAGTATCCGACTCGTCGTTGGGTTGCTGAGTGCTATGAAACTCTGGGTGACCCTCGTCTATGTAGGCGAAATTGAGGTAATGATAACTCCCAATGTTGTGACAATAGACAGGCTCAATCCACGCCTTAAGCCACGAAGGGAGGTCGTCGGTAGTGATGGCACTGTCTGAACTCTCAGAAGTTCTAACTGTGTAAGTTTGCCCCTCTACGTCCCAGCGGAAAGGCGTGCCGTCATAACTTCCTGAATTAAGAGTGCCGTCTATTTCTGTCAGCACTTCGTTAGGGAAGTTTGCGAAGTAGTGGTGATTGCCGCTTGGGTCATACTCAAAAGTGTTAGTGCTGTCACCATCGCCAAGGTGTACATGCCCTCTAAGTTGAAACGCATTTTCCTGTTCGGCTGGGATTTCATCCCCATTCTCAAGGGTAACGGCGTCCCTCCATGCCTTACCAAGTTCACAGATAAGCCCTACGACTCTGTGCGGCAGGGCCATTAGACTGCCGAGTGCCAGTACTTGGCAGGTTCAGTGCCGCACTTAAAGCGTTCAGCGTGTAGGGAACTTCTTAAATGCTGGTAGACTTCAATGGTCCCATTCACAGGGTCTGCCACGACACGGCCAATAGACACCCAGCATTCTGACTCACTCTGCCCACCAGTCAGACCAATCTGTGGTGGAGACGGGTAAGTCTTAACCCAGAACCATTGGGTTCCCGCCACAGTCCATCCCGTGCTGGCAGGTACGCTATTAACTGTACCTTCCCGCACATACACGCTCATGGTAGCCTCGTTCTTAACAATCTGGAATGGGTGTGGCTGTGTGTTGTCTACGACCCCACCACCGCCGCTTCCACCAGAGAAAGTAACGTCGCTTTTCCAGACCTGCCTGACCACCTTGCCATTGTTTATGTAGGCTATGACAATGTCGCTATCCAGCACATCGGACTCAGCGACTGCCGAAATGCACCACTTACCAGTGTCAGGGCTGTCGGAGTCTACCTCCCTGTGAAGCACAATGTAGTTATGCAAAGGGCCAGCAGACCTAGCCCACTTAACATAGCCATTGTCGCTGACTGTTTGGCTTGCAGACGAAGCGGTGGCCCTTCCTTGGGATGCAGTCGTACTGCTTCCTTTGTAGTGAATCTTGGCTGAACCAGTCTTAACATTGTAGTTATGGTACTTGAGTTCAATCTTGCCAGTCCTTGTGTTAGGTAGGCCTTTGCTTGTATACTTACTCTGCGTTGCGTCCCAAGACTTCTGGAGGTTCTGGCCGTAAATTGCCGAAGAAATCGGCTCAAAAATTCTACCGACATGGCACAGGATGTCCCTTCTGTTGGCTACCTCGACCTTGAACGGAGGGTGCTGTGGGGCACTGGACGTTCTGAGGCTTCCTCTAAACCCAAGTGCCATAGCCTTTGACCTTAGTTAACCTTAGGCTCCTCGTAGGTGTAGCCAGCCTTGCTGAACTCGGTGAGCAGTTCGGCCCTCGTTGGCTTGATGATTAACTTAAGGGCCGTTTTTGCTTTACCGCCGCCCTTGAATTCGGTCATGCCGATGACACGCTTGGTGGGTTCGTGCACGAATGCCGCCCACTGGCCCTTGTCGATTTTAGTTTCTGGTAGGATAGTTTCGCTCATGGTTAAGTGTATTGAATGTTGTAAGAGCCCATTCCGTCAGCAAGTATTACAAAGGACGTTGGGGTAGTGATTGGGTTGCCATCGGCGTCGGTGCTGTCGGTGTCGTAAGAGCCACTAGCAAGACTTGTTCCGAAAGAAGGGTACCAAGGGGAATACGAACTAATACTACTTCCACCACCGCCGTCAGCAATTTCTGAATTATGTGTCGCAGAACTTAAGTAGAGGCCAAACTGGGCTGTACCATAGGAGTAGGACTGGTAGTTTTCCGCCGAAAGGTAGGTGTTAATGACGTAGCCCTGTTTAAAATACCTGTAAACAGGCGACTGACCAGTCCCCATTGAATAACCACCAGCAGAGTAGTAAGTGTAGTCTCCGCAGTCCCCAAGTAGATTTCCGCTGGAGTAGTAATTATCACTGCCGTCGGTGTACGAACCTCCGTTGCCGTCAGCGTATTCAGTGTAGGAGTAGTCACCTATGACAAAAGAACATGACGGGGGCGTAGGAAAGACATTTTCCCAAGCGTCAGAGTGAAAGTATAAGTTACCCGAGCCACTGCCGAGGATGGTTCCGTAGGAGGGGTAATCGGGAGGAGGATTGTACGTTTCATAGTAACCGCCGTTGCCGTCAGAGAACCAACTGTAGTCTCCACTGCCGTAAATCCACGTCCCTGCGGAGAGATAGTTGTTGGAGTCGACTTCCCCGATGTAATTAATTCCAGTACCATCTTCTTGGTAGTAAAAGTCTTGGTCGCCAAGTGAGACTTCGGGGTTTTGAATCAGATTTGACGAAGAAATCGTGGTTAGTATTTGCTGGTTTCCAGTTCCAGTCCTCCAACCTGCTGGCAGATACTGAAGGCCCCAAGTCTCTACGCTGTTCTGTCCGCCCAGTCCGTCAGCATACACAGTCGTGCTGTAAGGCATTAAAAACATGATGCCAGCGTAGTCAGCCTCGTTCCTGCTGGTGTCCGTAGGGCCACTTAAGATAGCACCGAAAGCAGGTACGCCAAAGTCGCTAGCCGTCCCATTCAAAGAGGCCACATTGCTATGGCGTCCGCCTAGCCTCATGTCGCCTTTGAAGGGCATTACTGTGCGTAGTGATAGACGTAACCTTCACCATCAACCCAGACCTCGCCATTGTAGCCGTTCAACTCAAAAGAACCACCATCGTTCTTGTTGGCGGTCTTTTCATGGGTAAGGATGATGGGGTCGCCAGCACCATTGGGCTGGAGGTAGACGCTAAGAAGGGCGGTGTCGCTAGTGTTAACGATACCAAAGACACGCCTCTGCCTCACGGCATCGAGCACTTTAATCTTGGTTCCGACGCTGTTAAACATTTGGACGTCAAGACGTGGGATGTTTTGGTTCTGGATGATGGACATGTTAGTAGGTTCTAAAGTTTATCGGCCTCGTCGAGCCTTGCTGACGAAGCGTTTGGTCGAGTGCCGAATCAAGGGCTTTGGCATAGTCCTGCTCGGACGCTTGGGCGGCTTCGAGTTCGTTGGTAGAACGTCGATAGTCGGAGTGGACGCCGTGGATAAGGGCGTTTGCGAACAGTTTTGGGATTTGGACTCGGACCCAAGAACCAATTGTAGGAATCGAGCCAGTGCCCGACGGAGTTGTGCCAGTGTAGACATAGAAATCTCCCTGCACTGGGTAGCCAGCGACAGGGACTAGTGAGCCAGATTCGCTTCCTGCGTCGTAATAGACCTGAGAACCAGTCTTATACGACACCGAAGTGCTCCAAGCGTCACCGAAAATTGCGGGGGATTCCTTCCTGCTCTCAACATACACGTCAGTAGTGCCTAAACGCAGTGTAATTGCGTTGTTGATGAGGTCGAAGTCCTTTTGGGTGGCAGAGCGGGAGAAGGGGTCGCTGTCCCAAATGGTCAAAACCTGACCAATAGAAGGGTCAAAGTTCACTACACGCCGTTCATTGACGACAGAGATAGTGCACTTGGTGATGACCTTGAGGTCAGTCCACTCATTCGACTCCCAGATGGTCCTGAGACGCATGGAGGCGAGGTCCCTGACCATGGCGAAACGCTCAGGGGTGGTCAGGTTCCTGTCCAGACCGCAGATTTGCAGACTGGCATGCAGGATGTCGCTGAAAAAGACGCTACGCATTAAGAAAGTGAACGGCCAAAGCCGTCTACGAGGAGCGTGGTGTTTTCCGCCTTGGAATTCACCCTGCACTCGGGGTTGTCACGAAGAAACTCCTTCATGAAACTGTCGTCACGCCAGCATTGGTACCCCAGCCTCATCCCCCAGTAATGGTAGGACTCCTCAGGGATACGTGCCGACAATTGTCCAAGACCTTCAACATGACGATGCTGAAGTTGGTTGAACTGGGCTAACGCCTTTTTAGTGGCGACTGCCGTTGCTTTACGGATTGCCCATCCCCGACGAAACTCGGCGACCATTTCTGGAAGCAGAGCGTCGGGGATGTGCTCGTGGATGGATTCAATGCCAGCCACGTCCCGTTGGTTAGGCGTTGTTAGACTTGTAGTCGAACATGCCGAACGTCAGAGGGCTGTGGACCAGCAGAGCGGCCATAGCCTCCATCATGCGGCGAGGACCGCCACCATTTTCAGTGAGTTCCCTGACCTGAGCGATGTTACCGCCGTAGCGAACTTCGAGATAGTCCCACGGGATAATGAAGCCCTTGCACTTGGCGTTTTCAGCGTGCAGGTTAGCACGATGCTTAGCCAGAGCCTTAGCGGCGGCGTTATCTGCGGCGAGCGAAGAAGCGGCAGTGATGACGAGGTTGTCCGCAGTGACAGCGTTAGCCGAGGCAGTGGTGACAACAGCCTTCTTGGCCTCGAAGTTAGCGGCAGAGACAGTGATGGTACCAGAGGTATTGCCATCGCTCGTCATTGCCTTAACTCGGTTAGCCTCGTCGGTGGTGCGACCATCGTACAGTTTGAACGAGGAAATGCCGCTAGCGACAGTTTCAACGATGGTGTACGGGTTAATGCCAGCATGGAGGAACTGGGTCGGGATAAGAGCCAACTTACCGAAGTCGCCCTCGAAGTAGTCAATCGACGCCTTGATGCTGTCAGAGGACGCATCTCGGGTGGAGCGGATACCAGTAGAAGACGAAGGGCCAGACGGGGCACGGGTCGTGTAGACCAGTTCCGTGAACTGACGCTTCAGTTTCGTACCGACAACAGCCTCGTGGTTCTTGAACTGGCCAGTCTGCTCATAGACCGAGGTCATGAGGTCCTGAACAGTGTTCTCGTTCAGTTCGGTGACAGCGACGCCAGTACCGACGATGGACGACTCAGGGGTGCAGAAATCGACAGGGATAGCCCTGATTTCCTGAGCCTGAACACCATACTTGTCGGCGTTAGTGGAAGCGGTAGCCTTGTCCTTCTTAATCCAAGACGTGAGGCATCGGGTGCGGTACGGGGTGGTGCCGTCGTCGATGGCTGGCATGATGTCCGAGGTAAAGGTGATTTCCATCGAACGCTTAAGGTCGATAGTAGCCTTCGCCAACTGACGAGACAGTTCATCCTTCACACCTGCGAGGTTGAGGATGTCCTGAGTCAGGTTAGACACATGGACTGCACGACGGAAAAGGTGGATGTTATTTTCCACTTCCGTGCGGTAGCCGATGGTGTACTGCTTGAAGTCCGCATTGGTAGCGGGGGAGGTCGGGTCAACGTCCTTGCCGTCGAGGATGCCAAGTTCCACCGAGGGGTCGGGGTTCTTGTCAACCTGCCAGCGGAAGGTCGTATTTCCGGGTTTTGACCCACGTTTTGCCATGGAGGAGATAGGAGTCTCCTTGGCATCGACGTTGGTGATGAGGTCCGAGAGTTCTTCTCGGATACCGATACGAGCACCCTTGAGGGGGCGGTCGTTCTGGAACTGGGATTCAAATAGTGAAGCCATAGTGATGATGATTTGGGTTTCTTAGATGAACTTGTTTCTGAACACTTCGCTCAGGTCATCCAGTGAGGAAGACTGCCTGTAACGGGATTCTGCCAATTTTGCTTTAGCGACGTCAGGGCCTTTAGCCTGTGGCGGCGGTAGAGAAGAATTGGTCGGCTGGACGGGTACCTTCTGCTGAATCGGACCACCCGTACGGGCGGAATGCTTCTGCTGATGGTAAGACACCATGCCTGAGGCAAGGTGAGCGGCGTAGATTTCGTAGTCAGGGAACCTAGTAACTTCAGGAACCGCCTCGACAAAACGTTTAGCCATGATGGCACGCTTGTCGGATGGGTCATTAAGCCACGGGAACTCCTTGCGAGCGGCGGCTTTGAAGGCCTTGCTCTTTTCAACGTAGTCGTACTGCTTCGGAAGGTGGTCCTCGATGGCACGGAGAGCGTTGACTTTCGCCTTCGCAATCTGCTCCTTGTCGATGGGTTCCTTGCCGTCTTCGTAGTATCCGTCAGGGTAACGTTCACAAAACATTCTGATTTCCTTCTGTCGCTCGTACTCGGCCTCGATTTTATCTTCAGACACAAGATTACCGAAAGGGTTGTTGGTATTCTTGGGTGCGGCCTGTTGACGCTTGAGCGACTGGAGTTCCTCGTCCAGTTTACTTGCACGTTCCTCAGCCTCTTTCCGCTGGGCGGTCAACTTAGAGATACGCTTATCAACACCCTTAGGTGCGACCTGCGTTTCTTCAGTTTCCCTCTCCTGCGATTCTGCTTCGGTGTCCTCGGTTGCGACTTCGGCATCATCTAAGACTGCCTCGTCCTCCGTTCCCTCAGGTTCAACAGCCTGAGGCTCTGCTCCTTGCTGTCCGTCTGCAAGGGCTCGCCCAAAGAATTGGGTGAGTTTTTCATCATCAGCGAGGTCGGAACGCTCGCTTGGTTGGGCCATGAGTGGATTAACCTCGGGCTCAAGACCGAGGGGTTCGTTAGTGTCCGTATTGTTTGGGTCCATAATCAGCGTTACTTAGCACGCAGAAGTAGTCGAAAGGTTGTTCGTTTTGGTTGAGACGCAAGCGGTCTTACTTCCGTCAAGCGGTTTGGTTCGGATTGGTCTGCTTTCCATCCCTGACCTTGCACATGAAGTCCCTATTTGCCTGATAGAGCCTGAGGATGTCGTTCGCCGCAGAGATACGGCCACAGTAGTAAGCACGTTCCTCTCCGACGACCTTAGCGTCCATGACCCTGAGCAAGTCGTTCTGGAAGTTCTCGTCTGCGATTAGCAGTGAGGCCTTGTACAAAGCCTCGGCGTCGGTGTTTACGAAGCCAAAGGCCTTAGTGTTGTCGTCTATTGGTTGGTTCATGGATTAAAGCATGCCCATGTTCTGCAACGGGGATGGTACTCCACCCTGCTGGGGCTGAGGTGCCTGTTGCGGAGCCTGTTGGGCTTGTTCCTGCTGGGCTTCACCCATTTCTTCCTGAATCTGCTCCGACGCAGGGGAGACTCCGATGCGGCCAATGGTCTTGTTCTTCTGTTGCTCGACAGACATCTGGAGGTTCTTGGAGTAGTTCTCCAACAGAATCTGGAAGATTCGGTCACCCTGAGCCGCCTGAGCGGCCTTGGGGTTCTTTTGGAGGATTTCCTGAAGGTACTGCATCTTGGATTGGGCGGCGGGGTCGTTTTCGACGTACATAGCCTCGTTGCCAAGCATCATCATGCCGACGTCGTGAATAACGTCCTTGTACAGTTTCTGTGATGCCGTGGTCTGGTCGATGACCAGTTCCCTAGCGGCGTCAGGCGAGATGGCTTCGATGACCAACTTGACCAACTTGTTCCTGTCGATGACGCCGCCGCTGTCCAGAGGGACAACAGTCTCAACAATGGCCTTAAGTTTCTCCATGACGAACTCAGGGTCGTTGTCACGTACGTCAAAGCGTACATTGAAGTCATACTGGCTGTGGATTTCAGACATGTTCTGCTTGAGAGGTGCACCAGTAATGCGGGTGACTTCTTCTTCTGGCATGAACTGAAGGCACAGTGAGAACAATTGCTTGTAGCACTGCGTCCAGAAGCCGAGCCAGTTGTTTACCTGCAACTGCTGTGCCATACGCACCTTCTGCGGGTCAATTTCCTCTCCGACCATGAAGCCGTAGAAGTTTCCGAGGTTCACTTCAATCTGCTTGATGATGGCGATGGCGTACTCTGCCTTACCTGCTGGTGGGTCCATCCAAGTATAGTCGTCCTTGGTCGTAACTGGAAGTACTTGGCCAGGTGCAATCCTGTTCAGGGCACCGACTCGCTTCACCACTTTTACGGGCGGCATGATTTCGAGTGCGGTCCTGTCACGGAACGCATCGTGCTGTGCTTTTACCTCATCTTGCTCGGTCTTTGAAATCTCTGGGATGCCACGGCTCTCGGTAACCTGACGACGAGTCATCTCATACCTGAGTGCAACGAACGGATACTCTCCGTGTGCGTAGTTAAGCATGTCCTGAATGGCGTACAGTTCGTTTCCGACCTGCGGGGAGAACACAGTGTAGTAGATGGCGGCGATGTCCGTCTCGTCCAACTGCCTGTAGTAGGCCCAAACGACCTCAATCAGGTTGTCGCCACGCTGGATGTTCGAGTTGAGCATCGTCGTGGTGGGGACAAGGTTGGGGTCATTGAAGTAGAAATGGTTACCAGCCGTCCTGCATGCCGCTTCGATAAACTCTGGGTCCCATCCTGCGTTCTTCTGCATGGACCTGAGTTCCACTTCGGTCATGTACTGACGCCTGAAGATGACACGAGCGGACTGAAGGTCGCTAGTCTCTGGCGGGAAGCAGACTTCGTCGAAGGGTTTGAGTGCAGTAACCTTAGGGATGTTCTTCTGGATGTAGACTTCTTCCATCTCGCCCTGTCCCTCGTCACGCATGCTGGTGACAAACTTGCGAATGTCCTTCTGCTTCATCTGGGGTAGCACCTGTTTGCAAAGGGCTACAGCGTAGTCTTCCTTGCTCGGGTTCTGGATGGCGGCGATAAGTTCCTGAGTCTGGCTACCAGTGCCCATGGCCTGTTCCTGTTG